TTATGAATCCTCTGCTGCCATATTGCTGCCACCAAAATTCGCGATTGGATTAAGCTGAGCAGCCTCTTCAGGATGATCAGGAGCAAAGTGTGCATATCTCATAGTTTCACGAAAATTGGCATGGCCCAAAATCCTCTGAAGTACCAGAATGTTACCCCCATTCATCATAAAATGACTTGCGAAACTATGCCGAAGCACATGCGTGTTCTGGCCCTCTGCTAACTGAATATTAGTAGTCGCTATCATTTCCCGGAAGGCACGATAGCAGAGTTGAAACATCTTATCTTCAAGTGGACGCAGGAGACTGGGCTGGCTACGTTAATGCGCAGGGCGGCCCGTTTGTCCGTCGCGACGAGCTGGCCGTGCGCACCTGGTATCAGGCAAGCGAAGATGTAAACGAATACGGCGAGGAAACCGTGCGCATCAAAGGCGTATTTGCGGCTGAGGTTGGCGAGGATACGCCGATCTTAACCCGCCTGGCACAGTGGAAAATTGTTCCGAAGCGTGCCGTTGAATTGGGTTTTGACCTTCAGGACGCGCCCGCGTCCTCCCGGAGTTCTGTCAATAACTGTACGGGCGGTTTGAGATCTGGGGATTCAATGCCGCCCGGAGGTTATGAGAAATTGAACCTTGAGAGCATGAGCCGGAAGGAGCGGCGGCAGCTTCTCAACCGGATAAGAGCGGATCAGCCTGAAAAGCGGCACCTGAAGCTGAGGCGCTCAGATAAAGTTGAGGCCGCGTGCGATAACGTAATCAGCCAGGTAAGGGATTTAAGTGGCGAAACCATCAGCCGGGGTCTTGCTGTGCGTCTGCTGAGCGGCGCGCAGACGGAGATTGGCGATCGGATGTTCCGTAGCAACGCATATGGTGATTTGTTCCGCCCCATCATAAAGCCTGTCATTGAAAGCCCATTAACCCGCTTTAACCGTCTGGCTGAAAAGTGCGGTGTAAAAGTGCATCGCAATGGATAGGTTTCTCAAAGTACCTTAGCTATACCTGGTGTAAAAACACTGATTTGTTAGCAAAGCGAGTTATTCAGCATGCTATAAAACCCTTTCTGTATCATGAGGATAAAATTTATCTGGCTATCTATATTTCTCTTTCTTACAGTACCAGTGCTATGCTACTGTATAAAAACACAGTATATTTGGGGAGGGAAAATGGAAGCTCAGGAGTTAATGCAAATGCATAAGAAGATGGCGTGCGTTCAGTTCATAGCGGAGATTTCACTCATTGCTAATTGCAAGCCATCAGATATGGAATTAGCAATGACGATAATCGCGGAGCTGGCCGGTTCCGATACCCGACAGCATAAAGATGATGAAATTTTTTATGCTGCGCTGTGATAATCCTATACAGACGATCTGCCCGATAAGCTCTAAACCAGCCGGTAACTGCTCAGAGAGCAAAAACAGAACAGTCGAATAATGAGCATCGCGAGGTGTTAGGTTATGGGCGGACGTGATTACAATTTTCAGATCGTGTTCAGAGGAAAAAGGCTGCCTTACTTTAAATCGGGGGGGGGGGGTGATTTTTCAGCTTTCAAATAAGACCGGTAACGGCTTCTGGCTGGGTCGCACCTTTTCACATTTCTTTGAGTTTGAGCGCCTGGCACCTTTGAGCTATCGGGATGCTTTTTGTCTGGCTAAGGCTCTCACCGAACCTGAATCAGATGTGCAGGCTCCTGAGCCGGATGACCAGTTAAACCTCTTTTGACCGGTTTCCTTGCCCATGCATAAAGCGCATGGATTTGCATGCACAAACCACGCATGAAAACATACGACGGGGCCAGTGATGGCCTCGTTTTTCTTGGCTCATGCATCTGCATTAAAAACGCTGCATAAAGCGGGCAGGCGTGGCGGGGATAGCATTGCGCGCATGGCAAAACAACAGTATTCTATGTAAAACTCTTCGCAAAGGAAAATATTATGCTTAACGAGTTATTTATCAAAAATTTTAAATCTATTGAAATGCAAAGCCCGATTAATTTGAATCCTTTTTCAATTTTATGTGGTTCTAATAGCAGCGGGAAAAGTTCTTTAATTCAAGCTATTTTAATGCTAAGTCAAAGCTTTTCCAATAGGTACCAAGAAGATTCAATCACTCTTAATGGCCCCTTAGTAAGACTTGGTTCTTTTGAGGATATTAAGAAGCACTCATCGAAAAATGAGCAGATAACTTTTGCATTCTCTCTTCCAGTTAATGATAGGTTTTTCGGTAAAGGGAATAATAGGATATTTACCTCAGAAATAACAGTTGGATATGGAAACAAAAAACCAAGTAGAAGAGAGGAAGAGTATCATCCATTAATTTTAAGTAATAGCGTAAGTCTATCCGTGCTAGATGAAAATGGGAATAGCATTGAGACAGATAAAGTTGTAATTTCTCTTAATGATAAAAGCAACCGAGAAAATTATTATTCTGTTGACTGTTTTGATACATCTGAAAAAAACAGAATTGCGCTAGATTATCCAGATTACCGAATAATAGGTTGTAAAGGTGGTCTAATTCCTAGCACTATTGAAATAGAATATGACTATATTAAAAAACTAAGTCCATTTATCATAAATGATTTAATTGAGGAGGCGCAGCAAAAAAGGACAATGCGCAAGGAGTTTATTGAAAAGGAAATTCGTATTTTACCTAAATCATTCTTGGTGCTGCTGGTTGATTTAATAAAAAGTGAGCGTCAAGAAATGTATGACTCTATAACAGTGCCCTCGAATATATTCAGCCCTAAAGAATATGAAGATAGTAGCGTTGATAGGGATGCTATCATCAAGCAAATTAAAGACGATGTTGTTGATTCCACTTATATTCTTAAGCCAAATTTAATGCCGAGAGCATTTTTTCGGGATGAATATATATCTTTAAGTGACTGGAAGATATTTGCATCAAAGCTTGAAGGGAGAGTTAAAAAGAATTTATATGAATTAATAGATAAAAATAGAAACTACTTAAAAGATAAGTGGTGTGAGTTAATGCCACAGCAACGTGAGCGAACCACATTTACTTCACATGTTTTTTTAGAATTAGAGCAAATATTAAGTTTCTATTTTACGCGGTCTGTTAAGTATCTTGGCCCGTTAAGGATGGAGCCGCAAGCAATTTATTCTTCCTTAGGGCACTACGATCCGAGTTCTGTCGGACTTAAAGGTGAGTTTACGGCTGCGGTTTTACATAAATATAGAGATAAACCTATAGCTTATTTATCACCTAAAACTTTTGATGGTGAATTATTTTTTGAGAAGAGAATGAAGCCGTTAAAGACAGCATGTCTTGAATGGTTAAACTATCTAGGTGTAATTGAAGATTTTTATACACGTGATAGAGGTAAGTTAGGGTATGAAATTAATGTTAAAATTAATAAGCATGAGTCTTGGCAGGATTTGACTCATGTAGGGGTAGGGGTAAGTCAAGTTTTACCAATTGTATTAATGTTTTTATTGTCTGAAGAAGATGAAATCTTAATATTTGAGCAGCCAGAGCTTCATTTACACCCTCAAGTACAGTCGCGTTTGTGTGATCTATTTATTGCTTTAGCTGAATCACGTAGACAGTGCATTATTGAAACTCATAGTGAATACATGATAAATCGGCTTCGGTTAAGAATAGCCCAGGAAGATAATACATCAATCAAAGATGAAACATCACTTTACTTTATAACTAAAGAGAAAGGATACTCAGAATTTCAACCAGTTTCGATAAACAAGTATGGCAGTGTCATTGAATGGCCAAAAGACTTTTTTGATCAAACAGATCGTGAAATAGAGAGAATTCTTTATGAAGCAAGTTTAAAAAGGAAAAGAGAAAAAGAAAAAGAAAAAGAAAAAGAAGGCGGTGCTTAATATGAATGGAGTCATAAACTTTGAATATTTAATTTCAGCTGCTCTTTATGAGCCTAAGTATTTCAACAAAGCCGTGCACGGTATGAGATTATTGTCAGAAATTTATTCTGATGACCTAGATTTTCTTTTTGTTGAAAACAATATTATTATAAAAATGCAAGACAATGGGTATTATCCAAGTAAAAGTATCTTTCAACGTGTTGTTGCTAAATTAGATGATGAGCCAGTTTTTGGTGCAGATGACATAGTTAGAATGGTCAACGTTTTTTTAAGCAAAGCGATCCAGTTTGATGAAAAAAATGTCGACCAGTTAATCGAGTGGGAAAAAGAGGCCATCCCTAAGGGTGACATATGTTCTCTTTCGGATGACAGAGGAAAGCAAGTTATTGAACAGCTTTTAGGGCATGCAATATCCAATCAATTTTCAAATGAGAAAACCAGCATATTATATTATGAGTCAACTAATCCTTTGGGGAAGTGTAATATTATTTTCGAAGGGAAGATTAAAGATGCATTTCCCCCCTTACAGGAAGATGATAAGGATTTCTCTTCTGCTGTTGAGATATTTTCAAGCATTGAAGATTACCTGCTTCAATTAGATGGGTTTGAGCTTTACAAAGAATCAACTACCATAGCAGACTATAAATTATCACTATTTGTTGGTGCTAAGAAATTGATAAAGGTTAATAATCTAGATACTAGCATAGAATGGGATGATTTTAAGATAGGTGATTGTTTTATTGAGTCGTTGATTGAAAATGAAGCGAATGCCGATAGAAGGTATAGCTCTGCAACCTATGAGGCAGTAATTAACTTCCTGGCAAAAACTGGCAAGTCTGAAGTAAATTTATTTTATCGTAGTGACGATAGTGACCAACTTAGAAGAGTTGAGCACTTTACAGCTTATAGAACACATATTACCAAGGCTGGGCGTGCCTTAAGGTTATTAACTTGGAAAAATGAAAAAAATAACAGTTGGATAATTTCAAACATTGGAAATAAGGATGAGTTATATATTTCTAATCCATGAAGCGTTTGCCGCCTGTAGGCGGCAAAATATTACAATAACATTATTTTAACTACTTGCTCGCCTATTTTATAATGAGTAGTTTGTAAAGGATATTATATTCATCCCTAACCAGTCATTTATTTCTTTCATTCTTGCTTGTAAAGGTGTGAGTTCATTCCTTACAAAAACTTGCGCCGCCTTTACCGCATCGCCGAACCCGCCGGAGTTGTCCGGGATGATACCCATCATCTGCGGCGGCACACGGTGCGCGCTGAGCAGGTCGTCGCGGCTGGCTTTCTTGATGTTAAAGAAATCGTCTTTCGTTGCCACCTCGCTGAGCGGCAAAATCTTGATGCCGTCCGGCTTGCCGTTCGGCGCGTACATAAACAGGTTGCGGAAGTTGCCGATCCCTTTCGTGTCGCGCATCGCCTGACACATTCGGTCTATATCACTGCTGCTCTGCGCGGCGTCGGTCATGTACAGGATGTAACCCGCGTGGGCGCCGTTCTGGTAATACTTGCGGCGGAACAGGGTGGCCGCCTCGTTCAGCCAGGCCGAGTTAAGCGCGCTCAGATACTCCGGCAGGCCGTACAGTTCCTGATTGATATCCGGCTCCAGCAGGTGAAATACGCTGCCGGCCGCAAATTCGTGCGGCTCCTTCCAGTCGTTCACAAACCAACAGGCGCCATCGGCAATGCCTCTGCGCGTGAACTTAGCCGGCGACGTCTCAAGGCGCAGCGGTTTGCCGAGCCCGTTGCGGCGCAACTCGGCAAAGGCGTTGCCGAAAACCAGATAGTCGAGCGCAAATTTGCTGAACTCCTGCTGACTCAGCATCGGGTGCGGAATAAAGGTGGACGCCAGAATGTTGCGCTTCACGTAAATCGGCGAGCTGTGGTGCACGGCCGCGCGCAAACTTTTTGCCAGGCCGTGAAAGCTTACGGGCGACTCGTACCAGCGGCCGTTGCCGATGCACTCGGCATAATCCAGAATGTCGCGCTTATCCATAACCGGCGTCGGATCGCCAAAGGTAAACGCCTCGGCGTGCTGCGGCTGCCTGTACCGGCTGCGCGGTGGCGGTGTGAGCCTTGCGGCCCCTGCGTTTGCTCATTAGTAAAACTCCACAATAGAAGGGCTGGCGCCGCCGCTGGCTGCGGTAAGCGGTTCGTTTAACAGTGCGTGCATGATGGCCCAGGCGACATCGGCGTGGCTGGCCTCCTCGCTGCGGCTCGCTTCATAGGTTGAGCGGTTTCCGCTGGCCGTCATGGTTTTGCGGATAGCCATAAACGACTGCGTGATATCGGTGGCGCCAGCGTCGTACTCCAGCCGGCCGCTGGTGATGGTGTCTTTTGCCTTGAGCACCATTGCCGTTTTGACCTCGGGCGAGTATTTGATCTCGCGCGCCGCCGGGAAAAACTGGCGTACCAGCTGGAAAACGCCCTGGCCGATGCCGGTTGCGTCAACGCCGATGTACTCAACCGTGTATTTTTTCGTTAAGTCCTCGATGGATTTCGCCTGCGCGGCAAAGTCCATGCCGCGCCACTGGTGACGCTCCAGCACGCGGAACTTGCCGCCCGCGACAACCGGCGGCGCAATCACGGCGCACCCGGCGCTGTCGCCGGTGTGCGAGGGGTCGTAGCCAATCCAGACCGGCCGGTACGCAAACGGGCGCGGCAGGTACGGGTTAAAATCTTCCCACTCCTCCAGGCTGTCGATCATGCAGGTCTGCAGCTCGGCAAACGGGAACACGCTCGCCTCGTCGTCCACAAACTCGCACATCAGCAGGTTCTGGTATTCCGCCGGGCTGTACTCAAGCTGCAGCTGGTCGATATCAAACAGGTTGCAGCCGCCGCTCAGCGCGTCCTCAACCGTGACAATCTGGCGCCACTGCCCGTCACCGCACAGCGCGCCTTTCGCCAGGTGAGCGTGCGACAGGTCCAGCTCGATGCGGTCGTCCCGGTTGCGCCGTCCCTTATTGAACAGCTCGCCTGACCAGAACGGGTACGCGCTGTGCGACAGGCTCGACGGCGTGGAAAAGTACGTCGTGCGCCACTTCTTGTGTAGCGACATACCGCTGGCAACCTTGCGCAGCTCCTGAAACTTCGGGATCCAGAAATCTGCGGCTCATGCAGGGCAGGGCCAGCATGGCCGCCCTGACCCGTGAGGCACACATACAGAGGTAAACCGATGCAAACCCGCTACTACGCGAGTGGTCTTCTGCAGCTCTGCCTGACGACGTTGTACGGCTGCACGCCCGACCGGCCTTTGCCAGCGCCAGAGATTATCTTGACTGGCTGTCCGCGCGTGACAAGCTGCCCGGTGCCGGCAAATAACCTCAGAACGGCGGGGGATCTGGCGGCGGATAACCGCCAGTTAGAGGCGGCGCTCGCGTCCTGCGGGCTGCAGGTGGAAATTATTAAAGAATGCCAGGAGCAACACGATGCTGAAACCGCAACAACTGCGACAGGTTCTGACCGGCAGCGTCCCGCTGCTGCAGCGAAACCCTGACAGCCTGAACGTATTCATCGACAGCGGGCGCATTGTCTCAACGCTCGCCAGTTCGCTGTCGTTTGAGTACCAGTACCGGCTCAACCTGGTAATAACGGACTACGCTGGCGATATCGACCTGCTGATTGTGCCGATGCTGGAATGGCTGCGGCTGAATGAGCCTGACATGATGGCGACGAAGGAAAAGCAGCAGGCGGGCTTTACCTTTAAGGCCGACGTTATCAGCGACACGACCAGTGATATCAGCATTGACCTGCAGCTGAGCGAGCGCGTAATCGTAAAGCGCGTGGGCGACACCCTGCACGTTGAGCACGTGGGGGAAAATCCGCCGCCTGACGACGACGCGCGCCCGCTGCAGCTGTTCGCATGCGGGGCGCTGGTCAGCGAGTGGCAGCCATGAGCGGGCTGCAGCTTTTTGACGACCGGCTCAGCGCGCTGATAAATAACCTGTCACCTGCCGCCCGTAAAGAGATGGCGCGCGCCATCGCTAAAAAGCTGCGGGCAAGTCAGCAGCAGAACATCAAAAGCCAGCGGGCGCCGGACGGGACACCGTTTAAGCCCCGACGGGCAGAGGCGGCACGCAACAAAAAAGGCCGCGTAAAGCGGGAGATGTTTGCGAAGCTGCGCACCGCTAAATACATGAAAGCCACGGCAACCGACAGCGAGGCGGCCGTCGGATTTGTCGGGAAGGTTCAGCGCATGGCCCGCGTGCATCATTACGGGCTGCGTGACCGCCCATCACGCAAAAGCAAAGAGGTGCATTATGCACCTAGGCCATTACTAGGGTTAAATAAAATGGATGGGTTAACTATCAAATATTTATTACTTAATGCATTAATGAAACAATAAGGCACCAGAGGTGCCTTATTGTTGGGCTAACTTGCTTCAGATATCTTAAAAATGGCATTAGACAATCTTGTGCCTGCACCTACAATTCTAGCCAAGACCTTTAACTGCTCTTGGACTGCAATGTTATTAGTTTCAGTCGGATAATTTAAGGTGTGGTCAATCTCACCCCAGGCCTCTTCAAATAATGTTCTAACCTGTATTTCACAAGTAACATCACTATCAGCTCTAGGTTTGACTACATAATGGACACTGGTATATAAACTCCCACGCAATATAGAGTCTAAACCTAATGCGCTGAAAGACTCTCTATACTCTGGATCCCAGGTATATGCTTTAGGTTGTTCGTACAAAAAAATCTCGCCTTGTTCTACATAATCCATTATGGCTTGATGAATACTTTCAAATTGAGCTTGATAAAGGTGTATGATCCTGACGCCGCAAATGTCTGTAATGCGGTTCATAATATTTTGAGGTGTAATTGGACCAACTTGCTCTTTAGCAGGTCGTCCTAGATCCTCTAGGTTCTTTCTAATAATTTTCTTACGTAAGTGTTCTTCATCTTTAAATCTATTTTTAAAGCTATGAATCAAGCTTTTTAATCTTTTATCACGATTTATTATAGATATTATTTTGTCATTGAATAATTCGTAAAGATGAATGTTGCGGTTTATATGGTCAATGCAGTTATTTATATTTGGCGCATTCAAATTACTCATTTCAACGCCTCCAATCTTTTTAGGACATCCTCAGCAAAAGCAATATAACTATCTCTCGTTGCTCTATAATCTTTTGCAGCTGCCTTAATAGTACCAGCATCGGTATCATCAAGGATGGGACTTTCCGGAACTTTCCACATAGGAAGCTTATACTTCTGAGAACTTGCAGGGTACGTATTATGGCTATGAATGAGAGCATTTTCACCAATAGATTTAAATATCGCATCATCAGCTAGAAAATCATAACACTCTTTTGGGACGAAATTATTGATGGTTTCTGGTAGTTTTTTTGCATGGTTGGCATGGGCCGCAGCTATTTTCAAACCGTTTTGAGCATCTGAACGTTTTCTTGCGTTATAAATTGTATATCCTAGCAGTTTAACAAATTTCTTGGGGAAGTAATCTCTTTTAGTATCGTTTAATAGAGAGATCATTGTTTGCAGTTCTTTGCTCCAAACCTTTAAAGAGTTACCTATGTTTCTTATGCCATAGTCTGAAAACATATCTGGGGCACATGGGATTATGAAGCAATCAGATGTTGATATTATAACTTTATTTAAGGCGCTTAAGCTTGGTGAGGTGTCAATCAGAATTATTTCAAAATTAAATTCCTTTGCATAATCCTCACATTTTTTTCTTATGGCTGTAACAGTTCTTATTGCTTGCGGTTCACCTAAAAATGCTTCACTCCATTGCTTAGCTATTTTACTTTCAAACATGTGCAATGTAAGACGCCCTGGCAAAAGGCCAAGGTTGTCACTAAGCATGAACGGAGCAGCCAAGGCAGCTTCATCCGATTCACCGTCCTCGACTGGTTTCAAAAGGTAGTGTATCGAGTGATGGCTTTTTTGATAGTCTTCAAAATCCTTTGACGACATAGATTTTTTAGCTGAAGAAAAATCATCAATAAAAGCATCTTCCTTTTCCCAAATCGATTCCAATTCAGGCTCTGAAAGTCCATACAAAGTTAAATTTGATTGCGGATCTAAATCAACCAGTAAAACTTTCTTCCCCATTTCACTTAATGCTGAGCCTAAATGATAAGTTAAAGTCGATTTTCCAACTCCACCTTTGTTATTAAAAATTGAAATTATATTCATGACCGCTCCTTGTGTGAGAATAATCTTATAAGCAATTTACTTCGCTGCTGTTTGCATTTCAAGCAATTTATCATTGTGTTGCGTGCTTACTCATCACTAAGCAAACAGGTTTAGTTAGCTTTAACTCGTGAAGAAAATAAAAATCTAAATATGAACGAACAACTCTCCGAAATCCTGCGCCTGCTGCGCAACCTGATCCGCATCGGCACCGTGTCAGAGGTAAACCTCAGTGACGGAAAGTGCCGCGTGGACACGGGAAATAACACAACCGGCTGGCTGCACTGGCTGAGCGCCCGCGCGGGCAAAACGCGGTCGTGGAACGCGCCATCGGTGGGCGAGCAGGTGCTCGTTTTATGCCTCGGCGGCGAACTCGACACCGGCTTTGTGCTGCCCGGCGTTTACTCCGACGCTAACCCGGCGCCGTCGGCCTCGGCGGACGCCCTGCACTGGTCGTTTCCTGACGGCGCCGTGATCGAGTATGAGCCGAAAAGCGGCGCGCTGACGGCGACCGGCATACAGACGGCAACCATCAGTGCCGCCGTAAAAATCCTGTTCGACGCGCCAGAGGTGGAATGCACGAAGCTGCTTAAAGCCGCGCAGCTTGAAGTAACGGAGGGCGGCACGATGAAGGGTGATATCACGCATACCGGCGGCAGCCTTTCCTCAAACGGCAAGGCGCTGCTTGCAGAGCGCAAAGCCACGCTGATTTCTCTCTATCCGGAAGAGCAGCAGGAGGCCATCGCCCGCACGCTGTCGCTGGAGTCCGAACCCATCGTTAAGCTGCTGCAGGAAAATGCCTACCGCGAGCTGATCCTGCGCGAGCGCATCAACGAGGCGGCAAAGGGCGTTATGTTGCCCTACGCGATGGACGGCGACCTCGACCAGCTCGGCGCCAACAACGGCATTGAGCGCCTGACTATTACGCCGGCGGACGACACGACGATCCCGCCGACGCCGGCCGTGATGGAAAGTAACGACGATTTTCGCGCCCGCATTGCGGCAGCCTTTGAGGGGCTGAGCGTGGCCGGGCCGACCGGAGCGTATGAGTATCACGCGAAAAGCGTCGACGGCCGCGTGGCGGATGCGTCCGCCATCAGCCCGCCTTTGTCACCGTCACCGTGCTGGCGCGCGAGGGAAACGGCGCGGCAGCCGGCGATCTGCTGACCGTGGGAGGCTCGGATGAATGACCGCCTGCTGCCGACCGGCTCCTCGCCGCCTGAGGTGGCCGCCGCCGAAGCGCTTGTGGGCCTCGGCTCGCTGAATTCTCAACTACGGTGCTGAATGCCCTGTCCGGAAAGATGGAGATTGCGAAGAACGGCAGCGACATTGCGGACGTTGCCGAGTTTCTTAAAAACCTCGGTTTAGGAGAAGGGGCAAAAATGCCTGCCGCATCGGCCATGATGAACTATGCAGGCTGGGTATCTATTCCTATCGTGATTGACGGTGAGCAGCGAAATTTCATCCTGCAGTGGAAGCAGGTCACTGTTCCAAAGTCGCCGGACGGCTCAATGCAAACTGTAAACAGCAGCTGGCTGACACATGGCCGGATGATGCGTTCACGCTTAGTGAGCAGCATGCTGTCGAGTTTATGGCAGCTGCTCCGCAGGGCAAGATGATGGCTGCAGGCATTGACGGGCTGCCGGCATGGATAGGTCTCCCGCCGCCCACGGATGCCAGGCTTTTAGAGCAGGGCAGCAGAGCAAAGCCAGCCTTCTTAATCAGGCGCAGAACGTAATTAGCATCTGGCAAACAAAGTTACTGCCTGGAAAGATTAACGAGCAGGAGAAAACGAGCCTTAATGCCTGTCTGGATTATATTGATGATCTCAGCGCTGCTGAATTTTACTCTGTAGCGGATATCAAATGGCCGACGCCGCCCGCAGCCTGAGCGGCAGAAGGCCCGCAAGTGCGGACCTGATTCAGACAAAGCAATAACATTTCAGGACTGAGCCATCTCCTTAAGCTCTGGCTCGCCCCTCTCATTGACACGCAACATCGCACCCTTCGGAATCTCCGATGATGTGAAAAACCAGTTATCTGAGAGCAGCTCTACGGCTCCAATCGTGTCGTTCAGGCCAGGGATAATTTCTGTCATTGTTGCCGGATTAAACAGGCGCATAATAAACCCTCCATGCAAAGCCGTAAGATGATATGCCGTCCGTTGCCCTTATGCAGCGGGCTTTAACCCGGCTGATGTTGTCAGCTGATCAACAATCATTGAAGAGTTAGCTGAGTTAGCGCTTCCCGTATCGCCGCTTAGCCGCTCAGCGATACTGATAAAGCGGCTAACCTCAGGCAGCTCAATCGGATAGGTCACAGTAGCCAGGCCATTATAGGGTTGACACCCGACCCAAATAATTCAATCGCCCCATCAGACCAAATGGCCCAGACGCCGTTTGCGTTACGCCCTCGATTGATTACATAGCGGGCTTCGATCAAACCGACGTTAAGACGACCTAAATTTTTCTTTTTCACAGCATGCGTTGTATTGAATGTGGACTTTATTTCATATGTATTGTTTAATTCTACGTATGCGAGATAGAAAATATTGATTGGATTTTTAATTTAAGTATCATATTTTATGCGCTTAATCATGAGGTGCGAACTGAGTATCGGTGAGAATAGATCCTGCTGTCAGGAAATATTTTTATGCATTTTATTATAGTGAGCCATTGAGCTTTGGCGTAAAAGTTCTGTATTGGCTAATGGCCTTAGGGTCTGGATGGTGTGAGTTAGTACTACAGTCAATCTTAACTCCTTTCAGTGGCAAGTTTAAAAAATCCAGATCACTGTCGGGGAAGGTGATTCCTCCACCTTGATTGCTATATCTGTTATGGTTTTTAATGAATGGCATTCCTGGTGTTGCTTAAAAATTGCATTTTTTAATTTAATTAAAATAGATAGATATGAAACCTGACATGGATGAATTATGAAAAAAATAATGCCGTTTTTAATTTTTATCTTGTGCTCATGTGGATACAAATCTTTAACAACAGAGCAGAGTCTTAACGACTATTCGCATTGGGATGGGATAAAACCTTCTCATCTAATGATTTCCAAAAATCTAAACGAAATGTCTATAGCTTTTCAGCTGAATGCAAGAGAGTTTCTTAACTACAATTATAATTACAATGATTTATCGGAAAGGCCAAATTATCACGTTGACTATGAAAAATCATCGCAGCATGATTTTAAATTTGATACAAGCATGGATGTTGATTCTCTCTTAAAATATCAATATTCAAATTATATTTTAATTAATGGTAATATCATTTTTTCTAGTTATAACCACCAAGGTTCAGATAAAAAAATGGAAGGTGAGCCTGATAAAAAGGCTGATCCTAAATCAAGGCTGGAAACTATAATAGAAGTACTTAACGAGAATAGCATAAAAAGCATATTTAGCCTTCTTTTCTTAATTATTTCGGCAGTGTGGGGTATGCTATTATTAAGTTCCTCTGAAAGTAAAGTAAAAGCTGAGCGCGCACTGTCCTTGTTAAATAAAGCATCCTTGACACTTGATAGTATCAAGGGTAAGTCTAATGTCTTAGTAAACCCCGGAGATATTGAAGAGTTTTTACACTATCTTGAGAGTGCAAATCAAGCTCTTAACAATGTCACGCTGCAAGAACATGTGTTGAGTGTAAAACATTATTCTCAGCTTATTGTTGTTAACTTAGTTCCTTGGGATGTTCATTCGGAACTGGAAAACAGGAAATTATTAAACCTGGCTTTTAATAACCCGCACACTAGTACAGTAACTCGTGGAGATCTTGAGGAAAAATACGAGGTGCTAAAAGATAAATTTGTTAAATCTCCTGTGGATGAGAAGAGATTTTCCTATCTGATTGCTACGACCGTATTGCTGATTTTATTTATTTACACTGCTTTTGTATTTTTAAATTTTATTTTTCTAGGCTAAAATATGGCATGTGTCGCTCATGCTTACATGCTATGGGTTGATTGGCTGAGCGGTTATGATACCCGGCATGATTTTTAATTTAAATAAAATAGCATTGGATTCTTAGTTGTCTGAATTTATTTTTAGCTTTTGCTTGTAGTAGCTAAAATTTATTTTTTATTATTTATAAGTTGTACTACTTATAAATAAGTTAGTGAATGTTGATTAATCTGACGGTTAATAATTAAGGATGACATTGGTCAAATTGACTTGACTGTTTGCGAGCTTTAGTCTGGTGAGTAGTGAAAATTAACAGGATTTCACTATAAATTGATAGCATAATGCATTCCACTTTTAATTGTTAAGGTAACGATCTAATTAATATTATTAGTTAAAGGCAACCCGACTGATAGTTTTGCTGATTTGCCTAAATTCAATTAACGGGAAAGAAACCCCTGGCCCTGACGCGTTAGCCGCTGGCACACTCACCGGCATTTTGCAGGGGTTAACGGTGCTAATCGGCTATATCAGGGTGTCAACAAATGACCAGAACACGGATTTGCAGCGCAATGCGCTCATGAGTGCAGATTGTGAGCTGATTTTCGAGGATAAAAAAAGCGAAAAGACGCGGGACACGCCCGGCCTGAAAAGAGCGCTGCGGACCCTGAAGGCGGGCGACACGCTGGTCGTCAGGAAGCTCGACCGGCTCAGAGGCAGCATGCGACATCTCGTTATGCTCACCGAAGAACTGCGCGAGCGCGGCGTCGGTTCCGCAGCCTGACGGACAGCATCGACCCCTGCACAGCGATGGGGCGCTTTTTCTTTCACGTTATGGGCACGCTTGCTGAAATGGAGCGCGAGCTGATCGTCGAACGCACCCGCGCCGGGCTGGCCGCCGCGCGGGAAAAAGGGCGCATCGGAGGCAGGCGCCGGGTAATGACGCCTGAAATTATCGGACGCGCTGAGAGAATGCTGGCGAACGGCGCCACGCTGCAGCAGATAGCCCTGGTGCTTGAGGTGTCCGTTAAGACGCTTTACAGATACATAACGGCAGGCCGGCAGCGGGAGATTATAAATCTGTCTGCTGACGGCTCAGCAAACCCCCTTCAGATGCAGCGCCCCGGCTGACCTGACACCCTGAGCACACCTTTTATCAGGAGCGCATCAGAATGGCTGATTATCATCACGGTGTCCGCGTCGTCGAAATCAACGACGGCACGCGCACCATCTCCACCGTATCAACCGCTATCGTTGGTATGGTCTGCACCGCGCAGGATGCGGACGCGACCGCGTTTCCGCTGAACACGCCGGTGCTGATCACTAACGTGCAGAGCGCCATCTGCAAAGCGGGCAAAAAAGGCACGCTCGCCGCCGCGCTCCAGGCCATCGCCGATCAGTAAAAGCTCCTCACGGTCGTGGTGTGCATGGCCGAAGGTGCCGACGAGGCCGAACCCCCTCCAGCATCATCGGGGGCACGGACGAAAACGGGCAGTACACCGGCATGAAGGCGCTGCTCGCCTTCGCCTACGTGTCGGCGTGGGGGTAGAAAACTATTTCCGAGGCCCGGCTGTACCGTCAGAATTTCAGCCAGCGCGAAATCATGGTTATCTGGCCTGACTTCATCGCGTGGAATACCTCTGCAAACAAGTCCGACGTGGCATACGCAAACGCACCTGCAGCGACGATCCGCTTTTCCAGTTTGAGAACTACACCCGCACGGCGCAGGTGCTGGCCGACACGCATATGTGGGTGATTGATAAGCCGCTGACGCCGATGCTCGTTAAGGAAATTGTCGCGGGCATAAACGCCAGGCTTCGTGAGCTGGTTAGCGCCGGCTATCTGATCGGCACGTCTGCCTGGTATGTCGAAAGCGCCAACGATAAAGAGTCACCGAAGGCGGGCAAGCTCTTTATTGATTACGACTATACGCCAGTGAAGGTCAGCGGCTTTAAGCCGGTGATTGATGCGCAGCCCTGTCTGATCAGTACAGCCTGA